GCTCTTTGTAAAGCGAGTGCTTTTGGTGGTCCGGTATCACTACTTTCCAACACAACATCGAGTAGTTCTTTACACACTTCACGCATGTGTGGTGTATTATCTCTTCGTACCAATTGAAGACCTTTAACATCTATATAGTCCATATTCATATTCCCGTCTTTTCCCTTTGTCCATAGTTTCGCGGCGTACCTCTTTTTTGAATACAAAAAGTACGGACAATATACTTTCTCGAGTTCGAGATTATTTGGTGCTTTAAACAGTTTGGTACACTCACCCGCGGCACGTTCACCAAGTTCCCAACTATACTCGATCGCTTCCATACCTTTACGATTTCCAACGTCAAATTCGACCATAACAGAATCCGTATTATGAACGACGAGATCACCTGGACCCACATGGAAATGATGGGATTTGGTTGTTAAATCATACACGTAACCATATGTTTTTCCAAGACATTCAATTTTTTTTATTTTTTGTGGATCTTTTCTTTGTGTAGACTTTGTCCACGTTTGTCTGAAAATGAATGGTTTATCATCTCGCGTGTTTATAGAAACGTTGTACCCCAATTTTCGTCCTAACATATACATTCCCATACTCCCTTCTTTACCCTTTACATCCATACGTGTGTATCCATTTTTATCTTTGTCCCCGTCAGCCATATAATACCCATCTACAAAAGACTGAATAATTTCCGAAGGGGCATTTAAAATACATGACGGTACTACCTTTTCTTTGTGTGAGTTGTAAAACAAGTTTCTATATTTGTTTACAATATCTACGACCAAACCTTTAGCGTTAAGTTTATAGACACCAGAACTTTTAATCGTATCATATATTACTGTTTCGAAAGGGCACATTTTTTGCATTTCTTCCAAATACTCCAATTTTGAATTGTTCAGAGCCCACGTACTTTTTACACCAGATTTACATAAGTATGTACCACACGATCCATCACCAAAGAAAAACCCCATAACTTTTGCTTCTTCTTTAGTAATACTCGTATCAGTACATGTATCGATAGAATTTACACAGTTTCCATGGAGTAACGCCGTTCCTACACCAACCTGTGTGGGTTTAGCAATCTCCTTATTTTCGAGTAAAAGACTATGATCTTCAGTTACGTCGACTATACCCGTGTGTGTTACTACGCGGTGAATATTTTTATCCGTTTCATGTCTTACAATTTGGTGTATCGGCGTAAATCCATTCTCTGTCCATACCTCAGCATTTATGTACCCAATTTGTTTACCGTCGTCACGTAAAGTGTATTCATTTACAAGTGAATCGATGCGACACGTTTGTACACACCCGTTCTTACGAATAAGTAAAGGTGTATCCGGTGTTACAGAGTCACCGTACCTTACCTTTGCACCTGGAAAATTCTTTTCAACGTATGCTTTTGTTTCGTCAATCATGCTTCGCCCTTTTAACGTTACCGTAGAAGCAATTTGTACGCATGGTAACATACCTTTTGCTGCACCCGTAAAACCGTATACAGAGTTCATAGACACTTTATACGCTAATTGTTTACCGTTATACATTTCTTTTAATGCACCGGTCGATTGTGCCATATCTTTTTTAGCTTGTTTACGAAACTGTTTCAGTTCTAAGAGAATACTCGGTAAAAGACTCGGAACGTCTTGTGCAAACTTATAAAACCCGAACGTTTCGTATTTTATACCAGGTATATCTTCGTATTTCGAATCCATAACGAGGGTCGAATAACATAAATTGTGTGCCATCATGATTGATGGATACAGGCCTTCAAAATCTAGGGCGGTAATAGGTGTATAATAGGCACCTTTCTGTGCTTCGAGAACAGTTGCACCTTCGTATCCTATTGTAGACTGTTGACCCCAAGATAGTGTTGGTACCATGAACCCCATTTCACGTGCCTTTTTTGTTAATAAACTAAATACTTTGATTTGTTGTCCCCGTTCGACCAAATAACACAGAGGAACCCAAGTCGCTTTTGCCATTTCTAGTAAGTTTATGAGTGTACACAGTTTAGACAAAAGTCTGTGTGGTAACAAAGTATCCTTAATACAGTACTCTGCAACTTCACGCAACTTCACGGGGTCTTCTTCAACGAAACGCGCAAACATTTCTTTCGGAGGCATATCGATTTTATTATCACCGAGGTACAATTTTGAAACATTATCGAGTTTGTACGAATCAAGTTTGTACCCTTTTTTAACCTCATGAAACAAATCAAAAATAAACCTTCCGGGTATAGGTAAAATCTTAAGGTCGTTATCACCGAGTGCACTCGACGATAATTTCTTATACACAAGTTCACACGTATGGTTTTTCAATTTACTCATTTCGTAAAAGGATGGATCACAATGTGTCATGACCGCACGTTTCATAATATATTCCAAATCAAAACCAAATATGTTCCACCCAGTTATAATGTCAATATCTTTTTCCATCATATACGCCTTAAATGCCATAAGCATTTCACGTTCTGTATCGTAACTTTTAATTATACACCCTTCTAAATCCGGGTCCGTCTTCTTATAACAGAAACACGTTTTATCGTACGGTATATCGGAACCAAAATGTGCAAGTGATACAGCAATTTGAAAACACGCATCATCTTTTACATCTGCATCAGGAAACTTACCGGTTGAGCTATTACACTCAATATCCACAGAAGCCACGACAAATGGTGCCGTCTCGGGAATATCAATGGGTTTAAGTGTTTTCCAGTTATTACAGAACAAGTCTATATCCACGTGCGCGAGATACGAACGCACACACTCGTCACCGGTATCCAACCACCCCGTAGATTGTATACCCGTTCTATGCATTAATCTCAGGACGGGGTCTAAATTGGATTCGTATACCTTATATTTTATAGATTCATCGGGTAATGTACGTTTTAGTCTTCCATTTACCATTCGTCGCGCCGCTACATTTTTGAAATTTAACTGCATAAACGTAAACTGTTCATTATTCTGAAACCCCCATACATCTTTAGATTGAACAATGTCGTAACTCGTCAGACACTCAGGACACGTTTTATCAATCTTTGTATATAAATTACGAACATCTAATGGTGTCGTTTTCTTAGGGAGTTTTATAAAAAAGTATGGTGTAAAACTCGTCGTCACACACACGGATTTACCTTCACTCGTTTTACCAAAAATACTAATAAGGTGTTCGTCTTCCGTGTCTTGTGTTTCCCAGGTGAGTGCCTGGAACACGACCATTTTTCTTACTACGTTAACGCCCGATTTTTTTAATATAGTATAGTAGTAAATATGTCAGCTGCTTTGATTGATCTTGTCTCCGTTGGTGCCCAGGATGTCTATATCACAGGCAACCCAGAAGTCTCTTTTTTTAGACAAAACTATAAACGTCATACAAACTTTGCTATTAAACCAGAACGTATGGATTATATTGGAACGTTTGAATCGGGGAACGAAGTTTCCATTCCTATCAAATCGAAAGGTGATCTTTTGAGTTACGTATGGATTGAAAATGCCAATATTAACAGTAATGATAGCGACGCTTCTATTTTTAAATCCTCGAATGCGAGATCAGATGAAACTTCACCAACTGAGTTTTCTTTGTGGATTGGTGGTCAAGAAGTGACTAAATTAGATTCCCTTTTCATTAATACTGTACACAACACGTTATATAACGAATCTCAAGCAAAAGCGACGTGTGCCGCGACGACCCAAGATGGTGGTGATAATGTTTCCACTGGGAGTTACATAATTCCATTCTTTTTCAGTGAAGATTGGACGAAATCTTTACCACTCGTCGGTCTTCAATACCACGAAGTTGAAATTAGAATTAAGTGTAGAAATGGTACATTTAATTTAAATTCTAATAGACCAAAAGTGTATGGTTCGTACGTGTTTCTCGACACACAAGAACGCGAATTCTTTGCAAACGGTGAACACGAACTTCTCATTACCCAAACACAATACCAACCAATGACTGATTCCGATACGTCGATTGATTTGACCTACTTTAATCACCCAGTGAAAGCCGTTCACATAGCTGCAGGTAACGGGTCAAATACATCATACACTTTCACGGACGCGTCCATGTTTATTAACGGTGTTCCACTCTTTGAAAATATGACAGGTGAATACCACAGAAACGTTGTTCCATCGAGACACTGTTCGGTTCTTAATACTACGGTCGATTCGGAACAAATATATACGTGGCCATTCTGTCTTACCATGAACAAGTCTCAACCAACGGGTACCTTGAACTTTTCACGAATCGATAACGCGAAGATAAATATTAATGGTCCAGCGAGTGCGAAACTTGATATGATTCGCGCGTATGCGGTCAACTATAACATTCTCAGGATTAAGAATGGTATGGGTGGTATCGCGTTTGGAAACTAATTTTTAATTTAGTTCTTACCCGAAGATCCAAAACCTCGTTCGCCCCGCTTTGTCTCTTTTAATTCATCGACTTCCTCAATAAGTGGTGTTTCACACTTTTCCAAAATCAATTGGGCGATTCTATCGCCTTGTTTAATTTCGAACGGTTCACTCCCGTGATTAAACAAGATAACCTTCAATTCACCCGTATAATCTGGATCGATCACACCAGCCCCCGTTTGAATACCATGTTTTACACTTAAACCCGATCTCGGGGCAATACGACCATACACACCAGTAGGAATTGTTGCACAAATACCCGTACTTACTATACCACGTTCACATGCATTAATCGTCATATTTTCCATACTATACAAATCGTACCCGACCGATCCAGGAGATGCGCGTGTCGGTAAAGTTGCTTCGAGAGTTAATCGTTTAATTCTAAGTGTTTCCATATTTTTTATTATTCTAAGAGTTGTTTCTTTATGTGTCTGTAGTACACGATTTATCTGCAAAAAATATATAAAAACTCAATACAAAAATTAAAAGTGTCAATAATATACGTTGATATTGTGGGAATAAAGAAAGACCCAAAATGAGTACACATAAAATATACATGTATACGAATTGAGTATATTCAGATATAGCGCGTGAGTATCTGTTCAAACTCAAAGTCCCTGGATAAGATACAAATAATGCATTAGTTTTCGTGTGTTTATCCATTGGTCCAAAGTTCTTGAAAATATTTTCATCTTCATCAACGTTTATAAAATTATATTTTTTACATAAAGTGTTGAGGTTTAATTGGTCGTCTAAGCATTTCATTTTAATTTCTTCTTGTAGCACAAGAGTTAATTCTTTCTTATAACCCATATACATACCAGCATTGGCCACACTCTTTTCTGTACACTGACCAAAAATTAAAGTTCTCCCTAAAACCTTAGAAATTTCTGGATCTTTTGACATTAGAACTCTACAATTACACTCTTTGAAAAGTTTTATGATATTTTTAGGGTGTTTATTTATTTTTGTATCGAAACCATCTATAAAAACTATGATATCGTCGTCGTTTTTTGTTTTCATATATTCTAAAACGCCTTTTGATTTATCGGAATATCCATTCCATTTAGTACCCCAACCCAGAACTTTTATAGGAATACCGAATTCATTATTGATAAGTTCTTCAAACATCCCTTGTGATTTATTAGCATATGTAATAATCTCAACGGTCATTTATTTATATAAATATTATATTCTACATTGTAAAGATCCAAATATAAGCCATGCTATTAATACATCAACACTATAATGTTCTCTCGTCGCAATCGTTAATATAGATGTAATTATTGGCCAAATTGGCCATAATATACCCTTAACAAAATAAGAAATAACTATGTTAAACGTCGTGTGTACTGAAAACATAAAATCATTACAAAACCCAAACGGTGGTTTTAATTCGCATTTTTTCATACTTGGAAATGTTGTAACATAATTTGATAAACTTCTAAATAAATACATCAACCCCATTGTAATTAAAAATGTACTTTTTTTATTTTTAGTCCAACCACCAAAATGATAAACCAAAAAGAGTGTTGGAATAATCAATATATAATCATTAATATAATCATATTTTTCAAGGTTTGGTAAAATTTTAAATCCCATGTCGTATATTTTATCATTTTCCTTAACATTTCTTTTATATGAAACATAATATCCTGTTATAAGATTAAATATAAATGATAGTGTCAGAAATAAATAAATAAATATTCAACATATACTATATAAGTATAAAAAAATAATAATACGTATAATTAGAAATGAGTTTGAAAATTATTATGGGTAACATGTTTTCAGGAAAAACGTCCGAACTTATCCGACGTTTAAAACGGTACCGCGTTATAGGTAAACGTATTCTCGTTATAAACTCGAAAAAAGATACACGCACCTCTGAAGACGTTTTACGTACCCATGATAATGTTCGTTTCGATTGTATAAAAACAAATACTCTCGAAGACGTTGATTTTTCAGACGTTGACGTTATAGCCATAGACGAAGCGCAGTTTTTTACTGGTCTTAAAACGTTTGTTGAACGAGTCCTCGATTCGGGTAAAACGATTTTACTCGCGGGGCTCGATGGTGATTATAAACAGAGAAAGTTTGGTGAACTCATAGATTGTGTACCTCTCGCCGATAAAGTGTTTAAAATATCGGCGATG